CGAACCCTGAACCTGTTCGACGAGTTCAGGGGCGGTATGGAGACCCTCGACGCCATTCAGAAAGACCTTAAGGAGGTTGCCCTGACGGACGACGAAAAGGCCGCGTGCGACTTCAAGGTGACGGTCAATCCGGAAGGAAAGAGCATCAGCTCGTGGAGCACGGAGAAGGCCAAGGAGGAAAAGGAAATCACGCTCAACCGAAAGACCGTCGATTACCTCGTATCCAAGATCAAGGAGCGCGACGCCAAAGGGCTCCTCAGCCTCGCGGACTTCCCGCTCATCGCCCTGTTCGAGAAGCTCTCTTAATAACGCTGCATCCCATCGCGGGATGCGGTCTGGCGACGAAGGCTCCCCCTCGTCACCAGATCGCACCCCACGAGAGAGGTGCGAACGCTGAAGCCCTCCCCGCTTCCCAGGGAGTCACAAACAAACGGGAGTACATATGCCTCAGATTCAGAAGACCGACAAACCCACCGCCGAAGACACCGAGATCATCAGCGCCGACCAAATCCCCGACGGGGACGAGGACGACGACGGTGACGAGGACGTCGTGCCGCCCGTAGACGAAGACGACGAGCCCGCAGAAGGCGACCAGCCGGACGGCGAGCCCGAAGGCGACGAAGACGAGGACGGCGACGCGGATGGCGCTGGCGACTCTCCCAGCGGAGCTTCAGCGGCACCTCGAAAGGATGGCGAACCGGAAGACACGGACGCCACCGAGCCGCAGCCAGAACCTTCGAACACTACCCCCAAATCAGCCAAGCCTGTCCCCGGCGAGACCCCGCGCGAGCGTGCCCTTCGAGAGAAGGTCACCGAGCTGCGGAACAAGCTCCGGGAGAAGTCCGTGGCCGCAGCGGTCGGCGACAAGCCGACGGAACCGGAAGGCGACTCCGACGTGGAGGCGCTCAAGGAGCTGGGCTACAGCGACGAGCAGATCGAGAAGCTGGAGAAGGTCGTCGACGTTATCGCCGCCCGCAGAGGGTACGCGAAGCGACCGTCCTACCAGCAGACCGTCAACGACGTCACCCGCGACTTCGTGGCCGAGCACCCGGAGTACGCTCCGGAGAACGACCCCGAAGACGCCCGGTGGCTCAAGTTCGACGAGATCGCAAAGTCGGGCTTCTACGACCTGAAGGGCAAGCGGCCGGATCAGCTGAAGGCAATCTTCAAGCGCATTCACCGCGACGTGGAGGAAGAGCTTGGCACGGCCAACCTTCCCCCTAAGCCCAAGGCTGACCCGTCCGAGGACCGAAAGGTCGCGGCGGCACGCCACAAGGTCGAAATGACCGGCAAGGCTGGTGCGGGTTCGGGAGGCGCTCCCGTCACGAAGACCGACAAGAGGCCATTGGGCATCGGCGCAGCCGAGCGAGGCATTTTCAAGGACTTCTCCGACGAGGAGCTGTCGTCCGAAGACTAGAAGTCTGGTTTCTTACCCAGACGCAATGGGCGACCAATAATCGCCCGGCGCTCAACCCCTACCACATATGGCTGTTGTACCTGCTGGCTTCAAGCGCAATCGCGGCTCCGACAAGGGCTTCGTTCGCCGCACCATTTCCAGCCTCGCCCTCGCCGTAGGCGACCTCGTCGCATACGACCGCTCGGCTGGCACCGTCGTGAAGGCGACCTCTTCCACCTCCGCCGAGGACGTGGCTGGCGTCGTCGTCGAGGCGACCTCTACCGCCGACACCTCCGTTCTCCTTCAGGAGATCGTTGATGGCGACGAGTTCACCGTACAGGCCGCGAACAACTCGAACGCGGCGCACAACTACCAGCGAATGGTTCTCACCGACGAGAACACCGTGAACAACACCGGAACCGACTCCACCGCTGACGCCGCGTGCGTCATGCAGGTCGGCACCGTTGGCGCGGCCGCTGATAAGTGCATCGTCGTCCGCTTCGTCCGCACCCAGGACCGCGCCTAAACCGGCGAATTAGTCTTACCCATCTAGCTAACTTACTCATATGCCTGCATCCCCCCTCAACCTTGGGCAGATCGCTGACCTGACGAACAATCAGATTCAGAAGGTCTTCAAGAAGGAGGCCAAAGTAGAGCTTCAGCTCAAGGGCTACTACAACTTCCGCACCACCGAAGACCTCATCGAGAAGGACTCGTCCCTCTCGGGCCTTCAGGAGGCGGAGTTCACCGACGAGAACGCCCAGATCGTCGAGGACGTCCCGGTCCAGGGCTACGACCAGACCTACACCCAGGAGTCCGTGGACATCATGGTCCCGTTCACCTACAAGGCGTGGAAGTTCGGTATCAAGAAGCGCAAGCTGAACAACATTGCTAAGGAAATCCAGAACGCGCTCAACCGCAAGAAGGAGAAGCTCGCCGCCGAGCGCCTCAGCAACGGCTTCTCGACCTCGTACACCCACCAAGGCGTCGCCCGCAATAAGACCATCTCGCTGACCGGCGGCGACGGCCTCGAGCCGTGGTCCAACGCGCACACCCGCGAGGACGGCGGCGCGAACATGAACAACGTGGTCTACGACGGCACGACCTACTCGCTGCCGTTCGACTACGCTGGCCTCAAGGCCGCGCACCGCACCGCCTCGCTCTTCGTCGACCCGCGCGGCAACCCGATGCCCGCGAACCTCGACACCCTCGTGTGCAAGAAGGGTTCCTCGGTAGCCTTCAAGGCCAAGGAAATCCTCGGCGCGATCAAGAACGGCAAGATCCCCGAGTCCTTCGACCACGACGGCTCCGGTGTACCGGCGTTCAAGGTAATCGAGCTCGACTACCTGACCAACGACGCCTACTGGTTCATGTTCGACTCGAGCCGCGCGCTCACCGACGAGCAGGGCTTCCAGTTCATCGAGTCCGAGTCCAACAACCTCGACCCGGTCTACATCGTCCCGAAGACCCGCGAGATGCAGTTCACCGGCCACACCCTCTTCCAGCTCGGCCACAACGACGTGGCCCGCTCGTGGGTAGCCTCCGCCGGAGACAGCGCGACCGTCTAATTAGCCGCGTAACGACAAACTGCTATGGCCACCAGAAAAGGTAAGTCGTTCAGCGCCACCAAGAACCTCCACGTTCAGGACGGCCTGATTCGGCTCGGCCGGGCGCAGGCGTCAGGCGCGGTTCCGTTCGAGACGACCGACATCGGCGTCTACGTGAACTCGAACGGCGACCTGGTGTTCTCGTACAACGGCGTAGAATCCGTGGTTCAGGGCTCCAAGTCGACCGATCGCACCGCGACTGCGGACGGCACCGGCACGGGCGTCATCGCCCCGTCCAGCGACTTCGTCCAGGTCACCTCCGCCAGCGCAGACAACATCATCACCCTCCCGGCCCCCGTGGTTGGCAAGCGGCTGGTGATCAACGTCGGCGCGAACGGGTTCAAGCTCCAGACAACCGACCCGGCCACCATCGCCATCAACGGCGGCACCGGCGCGGGCGTGAAGTCCACCATCGCCGCGAGCAGCACGCTGGTCCTCTACTGCGTGTCCGCGACCTCTTGGAAAGGATTCTTCATGGACGCGGACTCGGACGTCGCCAAGATTCCTGCGGCCGCTTAACCGTCCTCAGGCTCTCGCTCTGGCCCCGAAAGGGGGCCAGCGACGAGGGCCAGAGCTAAACGCCCACTATGTCCAGCAACCTCAGCGGCGCGCTCCGAACCGCGATCATCGACGACAACACCAGCGGCGACAACGAGATTATCGCCGCGCCGACCGACGGCTACATCGCCATCGACCACATCAACATCGTCCCGACCGGGGCCGTGTCGCTCAAGTTTATTTCGGGATCGACCGACAAGTCCGGCACGTACCCGCTCGACGCAAAGCAGCCGATCACCCTCGAGAACGCCACCCAGCACCAGGACGGCGTCATCACCTGCGGCCGCAACGAGGCGTTCAAGATCAACCTCGGAGGCGCGGTGCAGATCAGCGGGTTCGTTCGGTACCGCGTCATCGGCTCCTAACGCGCAAAATGGCTCAGAACGCCGTCCTAGGACCACTGTACGAAAAGAAGCGGCAGCTCGAGGCCGAGATTGCCGCGCTGGCTTCCGTCCGCGACACCGCCGACCGGGAGACCCGGGAAGCCGCCGAGCGCCTTAACCT